CACATCGCGGGGTCGTTAAGCCCGGGGTCTCCCCTGTTGCCGCTGCCCTAAAAAAAAAAAAAAAAAAAAAAAAAAACTGTTAATTAATTTTGAATTTGGGGGTTCAGCTGATGGCTAGTCCAACAGCAATGAGCCCTAGGGCAAAAACAATGACAGCCAAATACTTCACAAGAAACTTCTGCAATCTTCTCTGTGGTGTAACAAACACATCCCCCTCCGGGGAGTAAACATCACAATAATTGAAAGTGGTGTACCGAGCCACGCTCGTCTTATCCAAATCTGGTAGAGGTCTAGATGTAGCATGCCAGAGAAGGAAGCGAGCCAATTTTGCGTGTGCTCCGCCACGCCTCTTGGCGCTGGCGAGGACCGCCCTGGCTTTCTTTCGCCAGGCTCGCAGGGGGGGCATGGTCATGTCTGTTAGTGATTGGGAAACTCTGAGGATCTCAGCGTTGGTGTAGCGCACCACCGAGAAAGCCTCAATACCGTGCACACCAGCAATGATGCTGGGCAGATCTTCTACAGGCACCGTATAATTTTTCCCATACCAGTCAAAGGTCACAGTCTCGGGAAGTTTGTCCTCAAAGAGCATCTGCTCCATGAAATGGACAGCCAACACACGGCTAACCCACAAACATGGGTAGTGATGTATTAGATACCCAATCCACGCAGCACTGGGGTTGTATCCCAGACCCTCGGCAGAGCACCTGCCAAGGGGGATACGAGGATCTCTTGTAAGAAAGTAGTAAGGCTTGCCACTTTTGGTAATTCCAGAGGTAACATTTGATGAGCATGATGTTAATTCTTCCAAACTGTATTTGGGTTGAGGCACACAATCTTGTGGTGCACCCATCACCTTCATCCAGCTAGCAAAGACACGCATTGCTTGTTTGTCTGCATCTGCTCCGGCGCTCTTCCAAATTACGGTGCAATCATCGCCGCAAATAAGGAAGCGAGGGTTCTTCATGCCAGCCTGTTCGGCTGCAGCATTTACCTTCAGCCAGCAGGTCAAACTGTTGGAACTTGAGGTAGTATAGACGCCGGAAGACCTACACCTACGATATCCGATCTCTCGGCCATCATAAGCGATCATCGGTCCTCCAGCGTATAACTGCCTCGCAATGGTGTGAATGCCAGCTCGGTGTTGGTCACTGAGTTTAGCTGCTGAGTAGATGTCTGTCTCCACCATGATATCCTCGGGTGTGATGGTACTGTCAAAACACACTGTATCGCATGTGGCTCCGACTGCATCGGGTGACCACATCGACAACAGACGCTTGACACGGGTACGTGGGTCGACAAACCCGTACGCATCTCCCATGACAGCTTTAACTACGTCAGGAGCAACCTGACCGTAGTACATCTTCTCAACACATCTCATTTCAAGGTGGGGGTACGAGATAAGCCTTGGGGGTTTCTTTGTTGGTTTCTGGGGGGTCTTCACGAAGACCTCCTCCTTTGGAACTATCACAGTTTGCCGATAATGACTCGGTATCTCACCTGCCTCGACACACTTCTGCAAGTCCAGAACAGCCTTGCGGGCTGCTCCAGAACGAACATCAGTGCCCCGAAGGCCAGTGATGTGGGACTTAGCAGACTTAGAGGGCGTGTGAGCTGCTACTTCATCATAGTCCCACATGACACCGACAACTTTTGAAGCTTTTTCCTTAGCCAATCTCACTTGCTTGTGGTATGATGGGGGGAACAGAGGTTGTCTATTAATAGTGACTTTTTGTTTTCTAAGCTCCGCATCCCGCGGCTCAGTCACATACACCAATGATCTTTGTTTGAGGAAACCACTAGTGATGGCCCGAGTTGCAGACAGAACTTTAGAAGCAGTTTTGAAGCTAATCACGTCGGTCCAAGTGTAGCTCATGCTGCACGAAAACTCACTCTTTCCCAACTTCTTTTTTGTAGGCCGTTTGGCGGGGGCTGACTGAGTGGAATCCTTTCCCCGTATCTTAGGGTACGGGGGGCCAGTAACGTAGCTGGAAGCGGTTGTAGTCGTTGACCAACTTCCGTCTGACCATTCAGAGACCTCCTTTTTGGGAGGGTAACTGGGTAAATCATCAGGGCCTCCGCCTGTTTCGGTCATTGCACATCCAATTGCAGTGAAAGGGTTACACTCACCTGCTCCCAACAGGGGCATCGGCATGGCCAACTGTAGAACAGGTGGTGAAGAAGGGAGGTTTGAAGGACCTTCTAACGGGTCACTTCGTTGCAGGCTTTCAGGACATGACACTCCTGGGACGGATCTCGGAGGGGGAGGCAAGGTAAGCGAACCAGTTCTTGCCCGGAACTGGCGCTTTCTTACCACTACCTCTTCGATGGAGGGGGCTGGCAGTTTGGTGGTGTCAACGCCAGCTGAAATTGCCTCAAGCAATTGGTTTGTACGCCGCAACTCCTGTTTGAAAACAAGAGCGGACACTGCGGCTTCATCACTAGGAGTGTTGTTTATGGAATTACAGTCATTTGTCTCAAGTGCATCACGCAAATTAAGTTGCATGCGCACACCAGGTGTGTGACCGTCAACGCGGAAGGGAAGCTTAACAGTTTTACCCTTACCGTCCGGACCGTAACAGCAAGCAGATGTCGTCCAAGGAGTTTTGGGCTCACCTAGATAACACTGAACCTGTACGCCGTCCACGGCCACTGCAGCTCTCAAGGTTGGGGGCACCTGGGTGAAACAGACATTTGGAGAGGATACTGCTGTAACAAAAATGTGATCTCCCAATTTCTCATATTTACAGTAGTCCCTAACGCCATAATTGACGACAAGACTAGTCCAATCAGTTGGGTCCGGTCTAGCCGACCCACACAGCCTAGCGTTGACTGGAACAGCCCCTCTCCAGTAATTTGAACAAGTTCTGGGTCCTTTGTAAAGTTTTGCAAAACCATTCTCAACAGAAAAGATGAGTTCAGCACCGCATGGACAGCGTGCTTGGAGCATACCTGATCCAATCCAGGGGCCCTTGTACCCCTTCTGGCAGCTGTAGAAAGGACAACCAGGAATGTTAACCATGCTCTGAACTCCAGCTTTAAGGACATTAAAGCAAATCACAAAGAAATTGCACACATACTGCCAAATCTCTAGACCCCAAGCAATGAGGCCGCAATCATCCTCCGTCGGGGTGTGGAGCCAACGGATGCAAGCTGATATGACACTCCAGGGGGTAGATGCCTCCAGAATGCCCAGTATCTTCCTGCGGATGTCACGAGTGGCAATAAAGTACTCATTACATACAGTGTTGCTCCTAGCAAGCATAGTAAGAAGTCTGTTGGGCCAGTGATCTGGCCCTGCTGTTGTCAAAGCAAACATTGCACAAGCTGACAAGACGCCCACAACTCCTGCGGCCGGATTGAACGCGGAGTAGACTAAACCAGCAAGCTGATCCATAGTGGGCCACTCACCCATCAAGCATTTAAATGTCAAGCAAGCAGTGGATGAGGCGGCAGCATAGCCGCCTAGCATGTCAAAGACAAAACCCACCGATGTCCATGTACCAAGAGCTGTTCCCGCAGCCCCGGCCATCATGAACGCCAGTGCGCCTCTAGCGTCTGTAAGCTTGGACGCAATTGCGCCTCCAAATAATGACAGGAACATTTTGATCTTGTGAGGTAGTGGGGTAGTAATACCCGCAATGAAAGCAAACACGCATGATGCAAAGGGATTGTCAGGTAAAGTGACTAAGCCACAGCAATACTCTATGATAGCAAGGATTGTAGCTGCATGAGGCCCAAGAAAGGTGTTAAGTTTTTCAAGGGCGGTTTCCAATGTGAAAGGACTAGTTGTGGTTATTGTACTCTTCAGCTTATCGATTGCAGCAACCATGGCCTCCAAGGGAATGAATGATGCACACTCCTCCACGATTTCTTCTTCGTCAACCACTGGGGCGACAGTAGCACCGGTAGGGACTGATGTAATAGACCAGCAACGCCGCACACAAGTGGCGCCAAAAGTGTCAATGGCTAGATAAGCCATAGCCACTCCAACGCCAACAGCGAGTGCGGCTGTCCCAGAAGTATTGACTTCAGTGAAGCACATTTGGTATCTGGTCACCTCGCTGGGCTCTGGGCCAGGACAGGCGTCAGCGCCGTCCAAGCGCCACAGAACCCCACAAGGTTTTTTCCCAAGCCGGGCTCCCTGCCACCGTGGTGCGTCATTGGGAGCAGCATAGCCATACTGATGACACAGTTGTAGTTGGGCTGCAGTCAACAAAACATAATTGTCAGCAGTTCTTTTTGCAGTATTGACAAATGAAGGTTCGGGGTTGACCATAGAAAAGAGATCAGCCCACTCGTCCAAATTTGCTCCTATCGCAGGTAACCCAGGTTGGGTGCGATAGGTGTCCAGAATAGTTTGAGCTTCTGTTGATGACAAACCATACCATGCCTTGGCTGCGTCGAAGGCTTCAACAATGTTGCATTCAGGAACCATACCCGAAGGGGTACAACTCCCGTCTACATAGTAGTATATGCCAGCTCTCCCACGGCCTGTGCGGCCCCTACGCTGGCCTTTAACTATTGCTGAGACCCCGCACACACGAACACCCATGGTGAAAGTAGGGTCAAGGTCAACATGGCATGTGCCTTCTACCATGAGGCTGCAGTCATACACGGAATCAAAGTCACCAGTGTACCCTGTACACAAGGCATCAGTGGCAACTACTACACAGTCGCCCTCAGGGATTTTTGAGATGTCACATCCCCTATAGTAAGAGACAGCTGTTATTCCCTTTCGAGCTAACTCGTTAGCAAGCTCATCACAGTGTTTTTTGGTAGCCTCAAAGATAAGGTGTCTCCCTTTCTTCAGATTTTCCTCCTTAATCTTTTTTCCATGAAAGGGGATAGTGCCTTCATCGGTTAATTGAATCTCAGTTATGTTGGCATGTGGTGTAGGGATTACTCCAGGGGGGGTAGCCGTGGCAAGAACCACTAGCCTAACATTTTTGGATGGAGCTTCGGTTAGAACCTTTCCAATGCCCAACACGGTGGTTGCATCGGTAGCATGGCATTCGTCACAAATGATGACGTCATAGTTCCGGGAACATGCTCCGGTCAGGTACATGCCATATGTGCTGTACGTAAGTGAAGCCCCTGTGTTGGTACATTTGCCATTAAAATAGCAATTTGGATTCACGCCGTACGTCGCGTGCATGTACTTTGGCATTGATGCTGTTGTAGCCACACTGGGATTTAGGACCAAGACCTCATACTTCTCCTGCATGTAAGAAAGTGGTAATTTGGTTGACTTGCCGCTGCCAGTGGGGGCAATTAAAATTTGCACTGAATACTCGTTAGGCACAGTAGGTTTTGTATCAAGAGTGGCATGTGCTGTGTACTGGGGATGGTATCCAGCACACACCAACGGCCTAACCCTAATCTGGCTGACTGAACCGCCAGAATTTCTAGCAGCGGTGAACATCCCAATAACATGCCCGGAGGAGCACAGAATCGGGGCACCTGAAGAACCCTTGGCAACAGCCATGGGAAGGGCCCCGCACACACACCAATAAGGGTCATCGGATTTGTTGACCTCAACCAATGACCCCAGTCGTGTTACCAGATACCCCTTGGTCTCCCCGCAAGAGCACCGAGTAAGGGACCCAGCTCCACATGGTGGTTGATAGATGTCCTGGTCATTAGCCGCGTCAACGGTTATTGGGTGTATGGAGCCTGTGGGATGAGCCAACCGGCGCCCCTTGCTGCCATGGTGAGCAGTATACAACACGTTGTCACAAACAAATCCCATGTAGCTAGTGGCCAGAGATCCTAATCTGAAGATAGTTCCAGTCCAAGTTCGGGGGTCTATACCAGTCATGACCACTGCCATCGCTGACAGCGTGCCACGTTCAGAGAGACACTGCAGCGTAAAAGGTGCGGTAATGGCCCACCCATCTGGCGGCATAGCTAACCCTGCGAAAACAAGGTCGCCGAGACGCGCAACAACGGGCAAACCATCAACCGTGTCCCCACACGCCAAGCGTCTTCCTTCATTCCTATAGACCCTTGCCTTGCCTTCAAAAGGGAAAAATGGCTCTTGCAATGGTAGTTTCGAGGCAAAATCATTAGGCAAGACATCACCATGCAAGTGCTTATAGAAAAACACACCATTCTCACCAAACACTAAGAGGAAAAACTTAAGAACATAATGAGAATACCAAGCATGACACTTTCCGAGACGCACCAACATTCTATGGGCCCTAACCCTAGAGTCAGTCCCAAAGAACGATGCTGCACTGGATGTTAAACATAGAAGAGCTACGTGACACACACAGAAAGTCACCAGCGTGTCATATGTCGCACCGGGGAAACAAACCAGCACAAGGAGAAACCTCTCCGGTCTTAGTGTAACGTTCCAAAACCAATTCTCCCAACGTTGCCAAAGATAGGAGTTAACTAAAGCACAGCGAGGTAACAAGTGAGCAAAGAAGCCAAAACGAGACATGACAACTAATGCTACTACAGGTGGTATTGTCAGCCCTCCAATTATCTCGGTGTCAAAAGCTGAAGCAGGCGTAGCCAAATGCAAGAGGGTTAAAAGCGCTACCAGAGGCCAAGGACCTACAAGCAGAGCTATACGTGGACCACGGTCACGGCCGGCCCACAAAACTAACCCTGCCACTAGCAGTCGCACCCACCAGTCATAATCTGGTTGGGCAGCAGCTGCTGCAACAAAGAAAGTTAGGGGCAAGCCCGCAGCCATGGGCACAAACCCTAAAAGGGCAGCATAACGTAGCCTGCAGCGGAGATAGCAACAGATGAAGAAAATCAAAGCAAAAGGAGCTACTTGAGCTTTAGACAAAACATCCCAGCCAGCTTGGAGATACGACTGGGATGGGAGCACAGGACGCAAAGGGTAACCAGAAGCGCGCCCAAAACAAAGGGACAAGTAACAGAGGTAGGCTAAAATAAGATACTTGCTGCCACACAACCCCAACAGAATTAGCACCACGGCCTTGGTGGTAACTCCCGTAAGAGACAAAGCACCCGTGGCGGAATATAAGACCTGATAATTTTTCCAGGCTTTGTCTTTGGTGATCAATCCTGTGGCTAGGTCTTTCACATCACTGTAAAACCCTTGCGGAACCTGTAACCAAGAACCACGTACCACAGGTGGGGTACCGGGCAACCTAGCCCACCTCTCCGGTGGTAGGAGAGTGGAATTCACAGGGTCATAAAAGTAAACTATAGGGGTATCTGATCCCTCAAAATACAAATGGCCTGACATCCAATTATGAGGTTTAAACATTTCTTTAGACCCAGGGTATTGTAATATAGCCAATTTCAGGGCTGAGCCGTTGTGCCATGCGGTTGTTAGCCATGGTGTTACACCGCATGCTTCGTAAGTGTTGCGAGTGTCGTTCCACACTGCATCAGTGCCCATAGTGCAGTACGATGGCACATTGCGAATACGGCAGCAACCCCATGTGTTATTTTTGAATTTAACCATACATCCCCTCGCACCAGGGATTGTATAGGGGTACCAAGATATGGAGTTGTTATACTCTAGAGTGACAGGCCTGGTCCACTTTGGACTGTAACAAATGACTTCTGACACATTCTCACTCAAATAAGAGTGGCAAGGACATGGTATCATCAAAGGCGAGCAAAACTCAGCTATTGAGCATCCAGTGGGCACCCTGATAGGGTTTCCAGAGGTCGCTTCTATGTAAAGCATAAGCGCTAGGAGCAACTGATACCACTTGCCCCGAGAGGCATAGTAGATCAGAGCGCCAACCGCCAGGTAGTGTACACTGCTAAACATAGTCGCAATAGCGTATGGTACTTGTGAAGCCAGTTTGGTCAAGAAGATGACAGCCTCGACCTTGCCGGCCATCCACCCGATAAACCCTAGGAACCCAGGATCTATTCCAGTGGGCACTTCCAGGTAACAAGTACCAGTTTCATTGAGGTCTATGTGAATAAGCCAGTGCCTGACAAGCCAGTCACCGACTAATACACACGCACCACACAACTCACCAATGTCAAGGGCGTCACAGGTCACAAGAGCGCCCATAACAAAATCAATGTGGTCAGCCAAGAAGGAGTCCGTGCCAGTCCAATTGGAAGGGTGTGAGATGTACGGATTGGCGGGAACCCAGCACTCGTCCGCGCAGATCACACAACCAGGCTCGTGTAGGCAAGTGGAAGGAGAACAATAGATAACCTGATTACGCTGGCAGCAATTGGTCAGGATTGTGGTATTTGTGTCTGGGTCAGTGACCCGCGCCCCACTACAGGGACAGGCCAAAGATAGCAGACATACCACAAAAAGGTGGACACCGAACCAACCAGTAGCCCAGTTGACTCCATCCTCCAGCAAGCGTACTATCTGGCAGACTGGTCGAACGACCGCTCCTGCCACCAGCGGGCCTACTAGAGGTGTGTGAGTTGTAACATCACCAATCCACCCCAAAGGGTAATCCAGAAGGATTCCAAGATTGCGAGACTTATGGCGAGGGTCTTGGCGTCCCCAACCATGAGCTGGCAAAGCAGCCTGAGCCAATGTCTGCAAGCCATCATGGATACCAGCAATTTTGTAATTACGAGGCCGAGCATCGCGCTGGACTTTGCGCTTTGCTCGTTGTCCCCTTTCAACAGATGTTTTAATGGACACAGGATATGAAGCCTGCGTCTGCTTGTTCTTGCGCGTTCTGGGCGCAGGTACAGGACTTGTTTGAGTAGAAATAACAGGCATGTGCTACGGTCTACGAGACTCCCAGATCCCCTCGCAAGGACCCTATCAGGCAGTACGGTATGGATGGCTAACCCCAACCATCCCAACACATATAGGTGGGCTTGCCCAACTACTTCCGGAGGCGTGATACTCAAAAAGAGGTCTGCGTCCTTGGTAGTGACCGGTCCCCGGTCTTCCCTACAGTGCCGCCGCTCTATCTGGGAGGTGGTGGGCGTGGAGGCTGCCTAAAGCGCCACCACCACCGAACCCATGAACGCCCATCAGGGCCATCCAAGTCAAGCTTGGCGCTTGTCATCACGCGAGCGTCATGAGTCCCGCCGCCTACATACTAAGGTGGTTGGCTCCACCCTTCTGCAGACGGGCAGGGGAAATCCCCCACGCCCTGCTAGGGGGGGTGCTCCAGGAGCATTCCTAGCGGAGTGTAACAAACTGGAGTGTTTGTGGT